CCAGAAATTGAAGCGCAATTATCTCGGTTGTTAGCCGATGCTTCTGACCAGTTATTACAAAAAAATCAAGCTGAAGCACAGCAAGAACAAGCGCAACAACAAGCGCAAGACCCGATTGTACAAATGCAACAACAAGAAATGCAGCTTAAACAAGGTGAACTACAACGTAAAGCCGCTAAAGATGAGGCAGACAACCAAATTGCTCAAGCTGAACTACAGTTAGAGACAGCTAAACTTGTTGCTATGGGTGTTAAAGACGAAGCTGAAATAAATCTTAAACGTATTGTCGAAGGTGCTAAATTAGAATCAAACGATAAACAGGCGTTGCATAAACTTATTACTTCTGGCGTTAAAGACGAAGCTGAGTTAAATCTTAAACGTATGGTTGAAGGCGCTAAAATAGGAAACATGGCGGGTAACAATAATGAGCCGTCTAATCAATGAATCTATTTGAAGTAGTACATAAAGAAATAAATAGTAAACAAGACCTTTTACTTGGTAAACTAAGTAGTGGTAGTATAAAAGACCATGCTGAATATAACTATGTATGTGGCAACATTAGCGCCCTGCGAGCTATATCAGCGTATATTACAGAACTAGAATCAAGATTTGAGGATGATTAATGAGTAATGTCGAACCTATAGATAAAGAAACCCCTGCAACAGCGACCCAACTTCCTGCGCCGCAAGGCTACCGCGTTTTATGTGCAGTACCTGATATAGATGATACGTTTGACAACGGCATCATTAAAACAACTGAGACTATTAAAACAGAAGAAATACTAGCAACAGTGTTATTTGTGGTTGAGTTAGGCCCAGATTGTTATAAAGACATTGATAAATTTCCTAGCGGCCCGTACTGCAAGAAAGGAGATTTTGTATTAATTAGACCCCACACAGGGACTAAAATAAACATCCACGGTAAAGCATTTCGTCTTATTAACGACGACTCTGTAGAAGCTGTGGTTGATGACCCACGAGGGATACAAAGACAATAACTGTAATTAAGAGGATAATGTAATGCCACAAACAGCATTAGAAGACGAAGGTAACATTGTAGAAGAAGAGCTTGAAATCGTTATAGAAAACGATACCCCCGAAGAAGACCGTGATCGAGAGCCTATGCCAGAAGAAATTGTGGATAGTCTCGAAAAAGACGAGCTTGAAGAATATTCTGTAGAAAAAGCCAAACAACTTAAAAAAGTGTGGCATGACGAGCGTAGAGCTAAAGAAGAAGCTCAACGCGAACGTGACGCAGCAGTTGCTTACGCTAAACAACAACAAGAAGAAAACAAAAAGTATAGAGCTGACCTTAATAAAGGCGAAGAAGCCTTAATGGAAAACAGCAAGTCTTCTGCAGAACACGAGTTACAACTTGCTACAAAAATGTATAAAGAAGCATTTGACGCTGGGGAGTCTGAGCAAGTTGCTCAAGCTCAAGCTAAAATGGTATCCGCACAATCTAGGCTACATGCAGCAGAAAATTATGAGCCTCAATACACAGAGGTTGAAGAAAATCAAGATTGGAGTATCCAACCACATCAACCAGAACAGCAACAACAAGTTGACTATAAAGCGTTAGCTTGGCAAGACAAAAATAAGTCTTGGTGGGGCAATAATAGGAAGATGACAAGTTTTGCATTTGGTATGCACGAGGAGCTGGTATCGCAAGGTATTGATCCCAATGCAGATTCAGATGAATATTATAGTAGCATTGACAAAGAAATGCGGTTAAGATTTCCTGAAGAGTTTGATGAAGGGTCAACAGAAGCAGATACGTCACCCCGTACTGCAGCGAAAGCAAAAACTGTTGTGTCTTCTGCGAAGCGTACTACCAAATCAAAGCAAGTAGTGCTAAATGATTCTGAAGTTAGACTGGCGCATCGTCTAGGAGTAACACTTGAAGACTTTGCTAATGAAAAAAATAAATTAAGAGGTATAGCGTAATGGAAGATACAAAACCAAAAGGTCGATTGAATCGAACTAAGCGGGATGTAGAAACCCGCGCTACGCAGGAGCGACCAAAACAATGGAAAGCGCCTGAGATACTGCCTGAAATAGACAAAGAGGAAGGTTATTCCTATCGCTTTGTTCGCACCAGCACTATGGGAGTGCCTGATGCTAAGAATGTATCCGCTAAATTTAGAGAAGGTTGGGAGCCTGTAAAAGCATCAGAACACCCAGAGGCTTTTGCAATGACCGACCAGAACAGTCAATTTGAGGATTCTATAGAAATAGGTGGGCTACTTCTCTGCAAAACTGACGAGGAGCTTACTAAACAGAGAGATGAATATTACTCCCAAAAAACTGGGCAAGTAATGGAATCTGTCGATAATAACTTTATGCGCGACCAAGATCCTAGAATGCCATTGTTTAATGATCGCAAATCAAAAACAACTTTTGGCAAAGGGTAGCGGCGCGTTAATTTTTCTGTTTATAAGCAAAGGAGCTTAAAATGGCATATCCAACCGTTGACGGGCCTTACGGCCTAGTCCCGATAGGATTAGTAGGCGAACGCGCTTTTAATGGGGGTTTTACCCAGAAAGGTATTGCGTCTGAATATGGAACTACCATATTTCAGGGTGATATCGTTAAAGGCGTTGGTGGCGGTACTGTAGAAAAAGATACAGGAACCACAGCTTGCACTCCTAACGGAATATTTATAGGGTGTTCTTTTACGGACGCTTCAATGGGGCCACGGTTTCAAAACTATTGGCCTGCAAGTCAAGTAGCAACGGATGCAGTAGCATTCATTGTTGATGACCCAAATGTATTGTTCAAGATTGCGATTACATCTTCTGGTGTAGTTATCAGTTCTTTGGCAATAACTGATATAGGCGCAAACTTGCAAATCACGCAAACTGCAGGAGACACTATTAATGGTGTATCTCGTGTATCTGCTGATGACACGTCTGCAACGACTAACACTTTTCCTGTACGAGTCGTGAGTCTAGTTGAAGAAACTCGCAATGCTGCTGGTGGTTACACCGAAGCAATATGCAAGTGGAACGCTGGGCATCAATACGGCAATACTACAGGCGTTTAAAGGAGTAATTTGAGATGACTATAAGCAGAGCGCAGATGCTCAAAGAGCTTTTACCCGGTCTTAATGCTCTTTTTGGGCTTGAGTACAACAGGTATGGCGAAGAGCATAAAGATATCTACGAGTCAGAAACCTCAGAACGAGCGTTTGAAGAAGAACAGAAACTATCTGGTTTTTCTGCAGCACCCGTTAAAGCTGAAGGTTCCGCGATTGAATATGACAATGCACAAGAGTCATATACTGCGCGGTATACACACGAAACTATTGCGATGGGATTTTCAATCACAGAGGAAGCTATAGAGGATAACCTTTATGACTCTCTTTCTGGTCGATATACCAAAGGTCTAGCTCGTGCGATGGCTTACACAAAGCAGGTTAAAGGGGCTAACGTCCTGAACCGAGCTTTCAACAGCAGTTACACATACGGTGATGGAAAAGTGCTTTGCGCTACAGATCATCCACTTGTGTCTGGTGGAACTAACTCAAACCGTCCGTCTTCTGGCGCAGACTTGAATGAGACTTCTTTGGAAGCCGCTATCATTCAGCTTGCTAGTTGGACTGACGAGCGTGGACTTTTAATAGCCGCAAAAGCTAAGAAGCTAATTATCCCAGCAGACCTTATGTTTGTTGCGGAGCGACTAATGAAAACGCCTAACAGAGTTGGAACTTCAGATAACGATATCAATGCCATTAAATCAATGGGTATAGTTCCGGGGGGATTTGCAGTTAATAATTTCCTCACAGATACTAACGCTTGGTTTTTGACCACTGATATTCCAAACGGACTGAAGCATTTTACTCGTGCAGCAATGTCTACTTCTATGGACGGTGATTTTGACACCGGAAATGCTAGATATAAAGCGCGTGAAAGATACTCGTTCGGTGTGTCTGATCCATTAGGAATCTTCGGGTCACCCGGATCTTCTTAATAATACTTTGCAGTATATGAGAGGGGGCCTTGTGCCTCCTTTCTTTTTTGTGTACTCTCAATACTATCTAGGATTTTTTAACTATAACGACTGCCCTAGCAGACACTTATTATGACGTTATAGTGAAACCTTTAATAAGGAGGTCAGCCAAATGGCTAATTCAACTTTTTCCGGCCCAGTTCGATCCGAAGATGGGTTTACTAAAATATCAAAAGCTGCCACTACAGGCGTTATTACAGAAGGCTCTACTTATTCAGATGCTGCATCCATTACAGGTGTCACTTCTGCTACTGGCGGTCTTGTTATTGGGGCTGCAGACAGTCTTAAATTAATTGGTGTCACTGCGACTACAGGCACTATTGCTGTCACAGATGATACAAATACAATCGTTACAATCGCTCAACCTGCGGGAACTATCTTAAAAGATTTAATAGCTTACCCTGCTGGCAACATCGTTACAGGTGGCTCTAGCGGCAATGACCTTGACATCTTTATTGGTACAGCTTCTGCTGGCGCACAGCTTCTTGCTGCTACAGCACTACTAGATGATGGTGGCGCTGCCGTAACTTGGACAGCTAACGTACCGTTGTACATTATTGAAAACTCTCACGGTCAAGCAGCTAATGCTTTTGCTACCGCAGGTATTGGCCCTAAAGGTGGCCCAGCTACTTCTGAAGCTATTGTTATTGCAGCAGCCTTATATAGTGCAGCCGCAAGAGACATTTTCGTTACTCTACGCCCAATAGGGGCTGATTTGGCTACAGCAGCAACTACTGTTAAGTACATTGCTGTATTCCAATATTTGTAATCACAATGGGGAGGTAAAACTCCCCTAATTGCAGGAGTAAGTTATGAAGATGAAGAAGATGAAGTATAACGAGGGCGGCAAGGTCATGAAGTACAACATGGGCGGTAAAGTACCTACTTATGCGGGTATGCCTATGATGGCTGAAGGCGGCGTAGTACCCAAAAAGAAAAAGAAGAAAGTCAGCAAAAAGAAGTCCATTGATGGTATTGCTAGACAAGGCAGAACTAGAGGCCGAATGGTCTAAGAGGATTTAATTATGAGTGGATATTCAGATGTAATCCCAGTAACGATTACTGCCGATACAGTAGCACTAGATGCAGACGGTTTATCAGTAGCCACATCTGTTGGCAATAATGCGGCATTAGTTCTTGGTGGCGCATTAACTTCTGGTGGCGCTGCTTCTTTTAGTCACGGAAGGATAGTCACTATTCTTTCTGCAGGCAATGATTCTGCAAAATCGTTTACTGTTACTGGAACAGATATTAATGGTGATGCTCAAGTAGAATCAATAACAGGCGCAAACGCAGGTACAGCTACTGGAGCCGTGTATTTTAAAACAATATCTGGTATTTCTGCAGTAGGTAATCCAGCAGGCAATGTTTCTGCGGGTGTTAATGCTTCGGCTGCCGATGTTATTTTTACAATGCGAAGCAGGCTAAAAGGCGCGTTTTTAACTAGCACAGCAACAGCAGGACAGATTGATTTTCTTACAACATCGCCAACAGGCACAAGCATTATGAAACTTAATTCTGTTGGTGACGCTGATGCAACAAGAGATGTATCAATACCTGACGAGGGTGTGGTGTTTAAAGAAGGTATATACATACAGTATACCGTCTCAACTTTCTTAACCATGACAGTGTTCCATGCGTAATGGCTACTTCAGAAACAGCGGCGTTTAACTTAGATTTAAACGAAATAGTAGAAGAGGCATTTGAACGCGCAGGTTCAGAAATGCGTAGTGGGTATGACTTAAAAACCGCAAGACGCTCTCTTAATTTGTTGTTTGCTGAATGGGCCAACAGAGGTATAAACCTTTGGACTATAGAACCAAGCACACAACTGCTTACCGCAGGTACAGCAACTTACGACCTACCTCTTGATACCGTTGATGTTATTGAACACCTTATTAGAACAGGATCAGGAACATCGCAAGCAGACATAGCTATATCGCGCATAAGTGTTTCTGGATATGCTGGTATACCCAACAAAAACATTACGGGTAGACCTAATCAGATATACATTAATCGTAGAAGTGGGGCTACAGAAGGCAGCGTAATAAAATACCCTCAGTTTTCTGTATGGCCTGTGCCTGATAGCACAGAAACCTATACATTAGCGTATTGGCGGCTATCTAGGATACAAGATGCTGGTAACGGTGTTAATACACAAGACATACCTTTTAGGTTTTTACCGTGTTTGGTTGCGGGTCTAGCGTACTATGTAGCGCTTAAAATACCCGGAAGCGAGCAGCGAATACCTATGCTTAAATCTATGTATGATGAGGCTTGGTCAGAGGCTTCTGATGAAGATAGAGATAGGTCTTCTTTCCGAGCGGCCCCCAGAATAGCGTATGTATAAAGGGCATGAGTAGTCGATTTGCATCAAACAAGTACACTATTGCAGAGTGTGATAGGTGCGGGTTCCAATACAAATTAAAGACGCTTAAAGAAATATACATACGGACTAGAAAAACAAATTTATTAGTCTGTACAACTTGCTGGGAGCCTGATCACCCACAGAATCTACAGGGCATGTATCCTGTTACTGATGCTCAAGCAGTAAAAAACGCAAGACCCCCACAAGGCGTAGATGTAGTAAATATCTTTCAGTGGGGCTGGGAGCCAGTTGGGTTCAATGACAATGGCGGTTTAGTGCCAAATAGTTTGAAAGCGACAGGCGAGATAGGTACTGTTATAGTAGATACAATAAATATCTAAGGAGTTGATATGAAAGTAAAAGTCAAAGACATGAGCACTATTAAACCTTGTGCTA